GAATGTTTTACCTCCGGGTCCAGGAGTGAATTGCTCCAATGCTCTCTGTTGCGTCTTAATCATCTGGTATGCTGTCTGTGCTGATCGCACCGACTCGTTTAGGTCTTTTACGTACTGCTGCAAGTTGGATGACTCCTGCTGCATCCGAAGCGCCAATCGTGGGTCTGCAGTCACGTCAGAGTACTGCGACGAGGGTGCTGGAGTCGGCGTAGCCACTGCCGGTGCTGCACTGGTTGTGCCTTGTGCTGGCGTGGCTACATACGGCTCCGGCCCGCTCGGCCCCGGTGCCATGACTGGGTTCGGATTAACCGGACTTCCCGCTGGGAATGTATGAGTCTGACCAGTCACCAAATCCATCGAAGTTTTCGGCTCGTTAAGCTGCTCCGCCGTTGGCGTGGCATAGCTCTGCCCCACCACCTGCGGTGTTCCACCTGGCATAGTCCGCATGATGTCTTGCCGTCCACCAGCATTAACCACCATCATCTCGCCATAGGCCCGTTTCATCGCATTATCGCTTAGTTCTGCCTGTTGCATGAACTGCTGAACCATGCCATCGAGCGTAGCGGACCCCTCACCACTACGGATATCCGCTGGCATCGCAGCGATGATGCCCATACCTTGCTCTTTGGTCAACACCCCTCCAGTAATTGCCGAGGCAACTCCTGACATGAATGCTCCTGGCGGAACGTGTTGGCCTTTGGCGATATACTCCCCGTAGAGATTCGCAGCGATACCTCCAAGATGATTTGTCCTCTGGAGGCTACTTTCGAGGTTCTTCGCCATCGTCTCGGCTTGGACCTTCTGTCCACCGAGCGCAGCCGCGTAGATGTCTGGAAACATCTGAGTGGTCATCGGATCCTTGGCAATATCTCCCAGATAGGAGTACCAATCCAGATCTCCACTCTCCTGATTCCAGTTCCTCTGCATCAGTGCACCAGCACGTTTCTGTGCTGCCATCTTCTGTAACGTAATCTGCAATTCCATCTGCGCCTGCGCACCTTGGAATTGGCGGTTCTGCAGTTCCTGCACTCCCAGTGCCTGCTGCAAGCCGAATTGTTGCTGTTGCATCGCCATTTGCTGCTGACGCTGAGCCATCTGCTGAGCATCACCAACCAAGGCGAGTGGATTAGTCCCACCTCCTCCACCAAACCTCGGCCCTTCAACCGCCACGCCCACGCCTCCTCCGCCTCCCGTGAGGCCGGAGAATGGATTACCAAACTGATTGATTTCTGGCATGGTTATAGTCCTAAGAACATGAGGCCGAGCCCAAGCCCGGTCCCGATCAAATTGTTGACTCCTTGAGCCTTGCCAATCGCCGCATTGGCATTAGCATTACCGACACCAAGTTGGATATTGGAAAGGTTCTGCCCAAGTTGCATTCCTTGACTCGCCTGGCCACTGGCGGCATTTGCGCCGAGTGTAACCGGCCCCATAAGCATGTTGTAAATCTGGCTCCGTTGAGACATCTCGTTCTGGAATTGCTGCTGATAGGTGTTGCTTGCGAGACCGGTAGCATACTCTGCAGCACCCTTCATTGCTGCTCCACTGGCACCGAGTCCCTTCGCTGCGTAGCTGTTCTGAGTGCTTTTGAGTCCCTGATCGAGAGTGAACTGATATCCTGGAGTCTTCTCCAACCATTGCTGGCTGATGTTAATCGGCTTGGTAAGTCCGGGCAGAGCACTACTGAACGCATCGATCCCTTCAGTCCCCATTCCAATAAACGGCGCGAGGAGTTTCTTTGTCTCCTCGAACATCTTGAGCTGTGTTGCACTCGCAATTCCTGCAGCTTCTACCTGGGCATCAGCAGCATCACCAGCACCACCATCAAGTATCGAACCCATAACTATACCTCCAACGATTTCGAGTAGTAACGCGATGAGAGCTTATAGCCGAGCCGCTCGTAGAGCTTTCCAGGACCAGTATATCCTTCTCGTACAAGCTCAGCAAACACCACTCTACCCGCATTCTTAACCCTGGCAATCTGTTCTGTGGCTCGGATCATCTTCGCTGCCGTCCATCCCTTGCGATATTCTGGAGTGAGATAGAAGGCATACTCCATCAATTGCATTATGCTCTTTGAAATCGGATGAGAAACAAGCGAGAGTAAAAGATACCCCACAAGCTTTCCATCATCTCTCGCAGTCATAATCATCAAACTCCCTCGCGAGAACATAGATTGGAAGAACTCTTCATCGAGCCCAAGCTCCAAATCAACCAACGCCGCTTCTTCGAAGTGTTTTTCAATAAGTGGTTTTGCGTCAGCATAGAATTGGTCCCAACTTTCAAGTGCGAAACTCACAAACATTGCCCTGACCTTTCATGTCTTTATGATATAGTTCACTGCCGCATACGGTGGAAGATTAGCAAATGGTTGACTCTCACCAGAGGTTCCGAGAGCGAACGCATCTCCACTAGGTCCAGTCGTGATCCCGGTAGTGGCAGAGTCTACAGTCACTCCTGTCGCCGCCGCATCTACAGTCACCCCAGTCGTTGCGCTGCCGGTGTTCCCTGCAACTGCGCTATCTGCTGCCGCCCCAGCGGTATTTGTTGTCGCTGCAACGAGCGCGGTGTGGACGTGGCCGGGATCGGTAACTGTGTGAATGTGAGTTGGATCGGTAACTGCATGGCTATGTCCTGGATCAGTGATCGTGTGAGTGTGCTCGCCTCCGATGAACTCATGCGTGTGATTGGGCATGTTCGCTACGGTGAGGACTACATTATCCACTCCACCGTAGCTTCCAACTGGATACGTCGGCTCAACTGCGCCGATTAAAACTCTCCCCCGAAAATCCGGTACAGCAAAAGTGTTAACACCATCCCCGCCCCAAGTATCACCAAGTAAAGCAGCAAGATTAGCAAACACACTCGTATTGTACACAGTCCCATCGCACAAGAGCCAGCCATCCGGTATCTCACTCCCCGCGAATTGCATCGTTCCGCCAGTGGGTGTTTGAACACCACCGCTCGCACCGCCAGTTCTCTGCCACAACGTCTGAAAGAACCGCAGCCATACAGGTGTAGCAAAATTCTGGTCATTGACCAGTGGTGCATTGGCGCTGGGAAAGCCCTGACCCATCTCAGTTCTCTCCTTGATCTACGTGAAGCCAGACGCCGTTCAGTGCAGTAAACAGCGCTCCCGACCACGACAGCTCGAACACCTTGTCCCTTGCGCTGCCCAGTCGATTCCATTGAATATTTGTATCATGCTCGCCGGTCTTCCCCATTGTCTGGGTAAGCCCATCACTCCAACTCCTCCCGCGCGTGTCGGAGTAGCGCAGAGTGATGAGATTGGTGGACTCATCGAGTATTGTTCCGCCTTCCATATTAGCCATGAGCTTATCATAGATAACACTCTGTCCCGCATTCACCACATGCGGCATAACGCGCTTACGCATGACTGGTTGCCCGTCATCCGTGGCGGAGTCTTTGTCCAACTTATACAGCTTGCCGTTCTGCCTGTCTCCTACGACATGCTTGCCATAGGCAAAGGCTACGGCGTTCATCCGATGCCGATGCTCGTCTCCGTTGCTATCCAGCCAGACTAACTCATGCCACAGATCATCTGACTGGTCATAAACCCAAGTCTTATCCACGGTCGGAAATGTAAGAACATAGAAGTTATGCCCGAGTATCTGATACGACATTCCAATGGCATCATCAAGGCGTGTATAGCGTCCAAGCTCCACTTCAATCGCATGGGTACTCGCCCGTTTAGCTTCGTAACCCTGACCATGCGCCACCAACGCAGTACCGTTCTTGTCTCGCGAGAGCCAAAACACGTTAATACTCAGTGTCGCATTACTCCTTGCTGCTATAGATCCGTGTTCGATGAAACTCCCTCCAACTCGCTCGAATGGGAACGCAGCAGCACCAGAATTGTACCAAATCTCCGTGGTCTTAGTCCCAATAAGCCAGATTTCCCTATGCACCACTTCGATGGTCACGATTGGATCCGGGCTACCGGTCTTCGATGCGATGTAGAGTGGATCGAAGTCTAGCGAGGCAAAGAGTGAGATGAAGAACTGATTCGTGCCGAGGCGGTTGAAGATCAGAAACCCATCGAGATACTTCACACAGTCAGTCGGATAGAAGTTCGGCCCGTTAATGGTTCCGACAGTGTAATCGTCTAGCTTCACCGAAATCGCCGTGTCGGTTCCATCCACCACAACAAGATAGAACCCATTATCAGCCATGCTGACTTTGGTGACTCTCGTCGCGAGAGTAGCTAGTTCCGTAAAGACCCAACTCTCACTGATGTGATAGAGTTTCGATCCAACCACTCCATACAGTTCGCCCTGGGTTGTCTCATAGAGACAGCGATAAGCGGCGCTGCTCGGTCCAGCTGATAGCTCTGTCAATCCAGGCGTTGGATAATGGGTTATCGGGGCGCTGGAACTCTCTTGGTTCTTTTCCGGGTACAGGTTAACACAGCGCTGCAAATCGGCAATAATACTCCTCGCGGTGTAAGCACCGCAAAGCAAGTTCACTGGTTCATTTTTGCCAATGAACTGCTCGACCATCAGAGTCCCTGTATGTTTCGAGAGTAATCGCTCATCATCGGCACTTCAATACTCATAGTTGGCACCTGAATGTTGCTGCCACGAATTGTATTGAGTGCTTCTTTTGCCAATACTACCAAATCCGGTCGAAGTGGCTTGCCATTCTCAGTTATCAATATTACTGCGAGATTGTAGTACAACGCAGCGAAGTACTCATCCGGGAGAACGATGGGTTCATAGAGCGAAGCAAACCGAGGAAGCACCTCTTTGATCGAGAAGTGCAGAGTCCAGATATCTGTCGCCGGTCTCGGCCAAACATAGATATTCCCATCCGGGATCTCAGCGTCATAGAAGTAATACGTCGGATAACCGATATACCGTTTCTTGAGGATCCGATTGTAATCTTCTCGCGCGGAGATGAACTCGAGTGGATAGTCGAGGTGGGCTTGAATGTTGCTGAAATCGTCGTTGAAGTCGTCGTTGAAATCGCCGCCTGTACCCACGTACCGCGCGAAGCCAGAGTCTATTTTCTCCGGGCGAACTGTCGTCACGATATCCCCAGTCGGGCCGATGGTATAAAACAGCTGCCCAGTACTGGACACACTCACATCCTTCGTTCGGTAGACGAGGAACCGCTTCACTTGCCACTGCTTCATCATCCAATTCAGCGAAACAAACGCATCATTGGCATCTTCAGCCAATGCAGTTTGCCCAACACCAAGCAGTCGAGCCGCCTTAAGCGCCTTAGTGATGATGTCGAGCGGAGTTGTCATAGGGTGGACTCCTGGTTATTTCAGTGGCTTACCTGCCGCTGTAGTGGGGATTGGCGGTGGTGTCGGCTTGGCTGGTGAGTCAACGACTCCCTCACTCTGCTTAGCCAGCTTCGCTTCCAGTTCCTTGATCCTCTCATTCTGCTCCAGCAGAACCTTTTGAAAGGCCATGCTTTCTTCTTGCTCTGGAGACAGCTTCACCCCTCCTGCCTCAGAGTAAAACCTGATCTCCTCTGCTTTGTCCTTGACGACTTTCGTCTCGCCATTAGCCGCCGTAACCCATCGAGGATACGGCTTGTAGGCGTACTTCGGAAATTCCATATAGTCGTAACGTCGCATGACGTTTCTTGCATGACGCATCGATTTCTCCTATGATGCTAGAAAGAGGGGGAGGACTATCCTCCCCCTTCAAGTCTCGTTTACACCGCGTCTGCTACAACGCAGCACCATTCCGGACGCATCCAGAGGAAGCCGAACAAGATGTCCGAGCGGGTAATCATTTTGTCAGTGTTTCCATCGTAGAACGTCACCATACGCATGGAGAGGGAGTCGTAGGTTTCACGATGTGCTTCGTGCACACCACCAGGGATCTCCAGATCAGCCGTCGTCAGCGTGACTGCTTCGCGGTGGAACGCGAAGTTCTTGCGATAGCTCTCCGCAGTCTTCGACACAACCACAATGGTTGCGGCGTCAGCCGGAGAGGCATCCACCGTCTGATACTGGACAGGATTGCCTAGCGAGTCCGGCGGAATGATCGCAGGATAGATGGTGACGCTGGTTCCGCCAGAAGCCATATCAGCCACTACGACAAACTGAGCAAGCTCGCCTTTTGCTTGCTTGGTCGTGCGATTGACCAGATTCACCCCAGCGAATGTGATGATGTCGCCAGCGTTCAAGCCGCCAGTGATTGCATTCACGGTAATCACTGTGCCAGTCTGATCAGCACCGTTGACCGTCTTGGTGCCAGAATAACCAGCCGTAGCATGAACGAGCACCGTCTGATCTGCCATCCAGTCGAAGCCAAGGCCCGTCTGAATAGTGCCAGTGCGATACTGATCGCTGATGATTCCGGTCGGATTGAACAATCCGCTCAGTGATGCGATCGCGCGCGCTTGAGTGAGCGGATCGATGACCATGTGTCGGTCACTCCGCGGACAGCCAAGCTCATCGAGCTTCGCCCCGGCAAGGAGCCAGGTCTCAGCCGACGGCGTTGTAATATCACCGCCACCATCCAGCAAGCTCACAAAGTTGCTGATTCCGCCATCCTCGCTTCCCTCCATCACCGCAAGGGCAATGTCACCGGCGAGGTTGTTCATCATCGGCATTCCGTGCCGGATGCTCCAGTCATTCAGGCTTAACGCCCTTTCCACCGTGCTGAATGCCACGTCCACACCGCGCTGGTCGGCAACAGTGAGCGTGATATTGCGCTCAGTAGTGTTCTGGAGCTGAATCGCAGCACCGCGTCTCACCACATAGTCGTTGGGCAGCCGGATGCGGAGCGAGTCGCCGATCTTGGCTCCTTGCACTGCAAAGCTGCTGTCATACTGCCGATCGATCGACATGATAAAGCTGTTGGTATTTTTCCAAACTCGGAGACACTCGCGAGTGATATCCGAAATGGTCAGAAGTGTGTTGGCCATCGCCAATTCCTTTCCACTGTTGTTTCGGGGTTATCCTCGCCAAGAACTTGCCAGTGTCGAGGTGGCCGGAGATCCCTAACCTCCGATTTGACGGGCTCCAAAGAGCTTGCGCGAAGCGCCAGTGCTCTTAGAGACTGTGGAACGATGCAAGGTGCTCGTCCCATTTAATATAATCCGTATATGGCCCAAACCATATCACAACCTTGTGCTCTTGGCAAGCCATTCCTTGTGTGTCATAGCCAACCACTCCTCCACTCCATTATGGAGTCGCTCGACTAACAAAGCTACTCTTGTATCGAACACCGCCCGTAGCTCAGTAGATGTCTGCCTCAGCACAAATTCATGTGTTTGGTATGGTGGGCCATTGGCCCTCACCCATCGCCTCAGCACCACACTCTCATCGTGCATGACAGAGATGCTGACTGCAACAAGAGTCAACGACCTCTCTCGAAGTGGCTCTCTCGCAGTCAGTGTTCTCCCAGTCGCGGCTCTCACCAATTATCTCCGACCTGTAGCTGTGCCAGCAGCCTGTTTGTTTCGCAGCTCAATCCACCGTTCAAGTGGCATCGACGGATCGGGCGCACCGTTGAACGGTTGGCCTCCTGCTCCGTTCACCGATGGATTGATTGGAGGCGGGGCTCCAGTTGTCATGGGGGCCTTTGGCCGCTGTTTCAGTTCGTATGCCAACTGCGCCAACGCCATGTCTCGTTGACGACCTGCAAGGCCAAGCAGTCTCGCTGCGACCTCTGGCTTTTTGCCCATCTCGTACAGCACCTGTGCACCGGCGCCGGTGTCTAGCACTGCCTCGACGAAGTCCTTATCCTGTGGACCAAAATTCGCCCGCAAGTCCGTCAGTGCATTGTCGAAATCCCCATAGAGCTGCTTGCCCTCGTTGTAACTCTGATTCGCTCGCTGATCAAACTGCTGTACTGCTGACAGATCTCTCGCGCGCTGTTCGGCCAAGGCCACTACCTCAGCTTCAGAATACATCTTCTGTGCGGGTGCTGGAGGAACCTGTGGTATTGGTGGCTGCCCTGGCACCTGCGGAGCCATTGCTACTGGTTGCTGTGTTCGCGCCTGCAATTCCAGCAATTGCCGCTGAAACTCAGTCGCTTGCCGCTGATACTCGTTCCTCTGTGCAGCCATGCTATCCATTCGCTGCTGCCACCACGGCTTTGTCTTTTCGGTTGGTTGGGCAGGGTCCGAAGGTGTTGCCTCTTGACCCTGCCCGCCAGGAGCAACGGCGGGAGGGGGATCCGTCGGTCCTGGAGCTGCTGGCGCCGAGCCATCGGCCAGGGCTGGACTTGGGCTCGGCGCCCCAGAAGCAGGCGAGGCGGGAGGCGGCGATGCGGCAGCGCTAGACCCCGTTCCGTCTTCTGGTTTTCTGAGAGTAGTGGGAGTGAATAGCTCTTGCATCTTGTGTTCCTTTGCCCTGACTGGGTGAGTGGTTGGTTCAATAGCCTTGCGGCCTAATCCGTTGATCTTCAATCAATATCTGGTGTATCCTCTCCTTTGTCCTCTCGTCAATGTTTGTTGCGAGGGTCTTGGCCATTGTGGCCCGAGCCTCCTCGATGAGATACGGCAACACCTTGCGGACGTAGGCAAGTCGATCGGGGTATTGCTTATGCCATACATTGCCACGTGAAGCGAACTGCTCATAGATCGTATTCCCGATCTCTATCGCGAGTTTCACGATCTCTGGGTGCGCCGCAGCACGCCGCGGTACTCGAATGCTCTTGATGTTGCCCTGCTCATCGAGTGTTTCTATTCTTCGAACCATCTTGTTGCTCCATTGCCGCATCTAGCGCACCTCCGGTCATGAGTCCGGCGAGGCCATACTTGCGGATGATTTTGATAACGTCATCACGAAATGTTACGTAGTTGTGCTGTCTTGGGTCAACAAACTTTGGATCACGCAGTTGCTTGATAGCTTGAACTAGAGAAAGCTTAGCATAGTCTGGATTATTGATGACTTCCTCAAGTTCAGACTGCTTAATATCTGGCCCAAGGAGTCGTTTCTCTGCGTTTGCTAAGGCTTTTGTCTTGTCTCCACCTGATAAATCAAGCAAGTGTAATGCGATATCCTGCGCACTTTTATATCGAGACGCGCCTTCATAGTATCTGACTCCTGGAATACCTGCCTCTTTCAATCGCTGGGCAGCTTTAGCTTGACCACCTGGCAATCGTGCCATAGCGTGCATAATGTCTCCGCCAGAATCGCCGAGGGCGTTATCAATAGCAACTTTGTCTCGTGTTCTCAGTTCCTTACGAAGAATATCCTCGACTTGCTTAGACTGACCATAAATCGGTCGGTCCCAGTGGAGTAATTCTTCTGACGAAAGTCCAAGTTCAACTTGATAACGAACTGGCTTTCGTCCTTCTCGAAATTCTATATCCTGAAATTTTTTGTATGCCTCATTGAGCGAGGCCCGCTCTGTGGGGCCGATTACAGAACCGCCGAAGCGCTCTGCTGTTGCCGGGTCAAGTCCGTTAGTAATCCGGTCTAATATAGTAGCCTTTGGGACTCCAGCTTTAAGTGCATCAAGGGCCGTGACTAACGTGGTTTTCGAAAGGGGAGTTGTGGGTGTTTTAGTAAATCCAAAAGCAGCATCAGCCGCACTCCAAGGACTATAGAAAGTAGCCCCTCCAAGAGTAAAATGTGGAGTTGAATTCAACTCTTTGAACTGATTATAATAATGCTCTGCTACTTTAGGATTCTCTGCAAAATACAGCCCATGCCCATACACTTGTGCACCTTCTCCAGTGCCGATTTTATTCAGATCAAATCGATCAAAGTCATGCGGACTCGCGTGATATGCTTCGATTGGCTTCTTGGTAAGCGGCCCGCCCATTGTACCCAAGACATTCGGATCAACTCGCTTAAAGAGCGCCTTACCGAGCTTGTTACCTAGTACTGCTCCGACCACTCCCGCTCCCATCGCCTGAACATTCCCACTCTCAGCCGCCCGCACGATATCATCTGCAGTAAGGAAATCCCCGATCTTGGTCACGTCTGCGACGTTCACAAGTCGTTCAGCCTTCTCTCGCCCAGCAATATCATCTCCATACCAGTTGTTCATGAGCCAGTATGTCACACTATCTCGCAGACCGGGTTCCCAATTGCGCAGCTCACCTTGTGGAGAGGGAATAGCCAATTTAGCTGTTAGTTGGTTCTGTGGTGGTTGTGGTATGCGACTTAGTGCCATTTCTTCCTCTCCTCAGTCATACCACTATCACGAAGGCTTTCATTCCGCCAACAGCAGCAGTAACTGTCAAGTCCACATTTGCTGCTGTAAAGGCATAGGAAGCCGCACCAACAACCACCTCTCGCCCACGTTCCAGCGAGACGTTCGCAGCGGTGAAATTATAAGTAACTCCCTCAACGATCAGCGTCCGACCGTGCTCAATGGATACATCATCCGCAGTGAACGCATAGGCAACACTATCAGCTACTACTTCTCTGCCTATCTCCAGAGAAACATCATCAGCTGTGAATGCGTAGCTCGTCCCATCCACAGCAATGACTTTATTCGCGCCTGTAATGGTGATTGTAACATCAGTCGCGTTAAATACGTATGCTACACTATCCGCTGCGATCTCACGACCGCGTTCTAGCGAGACATCTTCCGCTCCAAAGGTATAGGTCACACCTTCCGCTAGAACCTCAAAGCCCCGTTCTAGCGAGATATCCACGAGTGAGAACAAGTAGCTAACCGTCTCGACAGCGATCTCATATCCGCGTTCCAGCGAGACATCATTAGTCGTGAAGGCATAACTCGCATTGTCTACAGCAATGACCTTATTCGCGCCGCTTTGCGTAATCGTAACATCGGTGGGGGTGAACGCATAAGCAACGCTATCCGCGAGGATTTCATAGCCACGCTCTAGCGAGACATCTGTCGGAGTGAATGCGTAAGCAGTCGTATCTACGACAATCTCACGACCATACTCGATGGATACATCATTCGCAGTAAAGGCATAGGCTACACTGTCAACTGCGATTTCATAGCCGCGTTCAATGGATACATCATTAGCTGTGAACGAGTAGTTAACAGCTTCAACTGCTATTTCATAACCACGCTCAAGTGAGATATCTTCTACTGTGAAGTTATAGCTCGCTGAATCCACTAACAAGCTCTTGCCGCGATTAAGCGAGACCTCATTCGCAGTAAACGCATATGTTACGCTATCAACAGCTATCTCGTAACCACGTTCCAGACTAACTGCATCTGCAGTAAACGCATATGAAGTGGCATCAACTAAGATCTCTCGTCCATGCTCTAACGAGACATCGTCTGCGGCGAAAGTGTAACTTGTCCCCTCAACAACTAGAGTCTTACCCTTGCTGAGTCCTACATCTGCCGGAGTAAATGCGTATGTTACGCTCTCTATAGTTACTATATAGTCATGCTCAAGTGTAACTGCTCCCGCTGTGAAGGCATACGAAACAGGATCAACCAAGATCTCGTAGCCGCGCTCCATAGAAACAGCGCCAGCAGTAAACGCATAACTCGCCCCCTCGGCGGTAATTAGTCTACCACGTTCTATACTCACTGCACCTGCGGTGAATGCGTAGCTCGTGCCATCGACTGTAAGAGTCTTATTGTTATCAGCAGCGATCCGCTTCCATGCCTGCGTGAGGCACATTGTATCGTCTGCGCCAAGCGTCAATTGCGTCTTGCTTGGAGAGCCTGTACCGGTTCCGCCCGTCGGTGCCCAGTAATAGGCGTAAGTGTCCGACATATCCTGGCTGGCGAGATTGCGATACTGCGCCGAACCGATATCTATCCAGCCTGAGCCTGTGACCGCACTCCACGTATTGTTGTCAGGCGTGGCCCACGAACAAAGAACTATGACTTCATCGGCAACGGTGGTGACGGCTGTGGCCGCGAATGGACTGGTCGTGTCTTCAGTCTCAGCCTGAGCGACATCCTGCTCCCATGTGTCGGTTGCTTCCTCCGCGCGAAAGATGAGCACCTGGCAACTGTTGGCGACGGTATCGGTCGTCGTCAGGCTTAGATCAGCATCCCATGTGCCGTCGAACGTACACCAGTTGCGCACCCGGTAGTTCGTGGTGCCGATGTTCTGTTCAGCCTCGCTCGTCCATGACTGACCGGCTGCGTTCGATATGGCCGGAGCGGTGTTAGAGCGCGTGTGCTGGTCGGCGACGATAAGATCGCCCTGCCGAGCCGGGGCAAGCTGCAACTGGGTGAAGGTTGTCGGTGATGTGCTGTTGGTGCCGCCATTATCAGCCGCGACATCTTCCGGTATCGACAGGGCGCGGAGGAAGAATGGCTCCTGGAATTTTATGTCATTGGAAAACTCGACCCAGGGAACGTCAGCAGGGAGGAAATTGGCATCGTCAGAAAATGGTAAATCAGCTATGCCATCGTCACGGCTGTTTTCTGACAAATATATTGTTGCGGAATTAACTGAAGTGCTGCCCTGCAAAAAGCCGACTTCGACGACGATTCTATCATTGTCACTGACCGCAAGCGACGACAGAGTTATCGATGAGTTTTCCGATACATCCCGAAAAACTCTTCTAGTGCCAAGTTCATAAGTTGCAGGATTATCCGAAGCAACTACCGATAAAAGTGTCCCACGATCCGTACCATCGGACTTAATGACCTTGATACCGACAGCAAGTGTGTAATCATCCGTAGCATTAGCTTGAGTACCTCGTATTACACCACTGAATGTACCATCAATGGTCTGGGCTTTCAGTGGTCTTGAAACAAACCTGCCGACAGCATTGAATTGACCGGCTGTTCCTGTCCCCGCCTTCGCAACTGAAACATCGGCGGTCGATGTGTGTCCGCCTAATTCCTCGGTCGTGGTGCCACTAGTGCTACTCCACCCGCCAAGCCACGACGAAGGCGTTACACCGGCAGCGGCATTATTCGGATAGAGGCGGGTGGTCATCGAGAAGCCCCTCTAGCGGACTTCCCAAAAGGGACGTTTGCCGCTGCCAAGCATAAAACGCCTGTGCCAAGCTTCGCCAAACACTCCAGGCTCAAGTTCATGCTGCTCCTCACAGATGAGGATATAGATATCGGGGATACCTTTATCTCTATCAGCGTCGCTCGAATACCACGCTTCGATCTTGTGGTTTTCCGGGTGACGACAGCAGGACGCAATCTGCTGGTTTTGTTCCAGATCTTCAATCCATTTGGGCGGAATAAGACCCAGCCACTTCGCAACCGGCACACGCTTGCAAGCTAGTGTGTGAGCAGCTCGCTCTTGTTCTCGAGCTTCCAAAATGCGCGACATTAGGCAAACGTCGCAAGGCTGGCACCAAAGTCAGCCGTGATGGTTTCGCCGTTGCCGAGGATAAAGGCCGAGCCATAGTCGTAGCTGGTCATCAGCTTGTCAGTGGTACTCGTGTCGTCATGGATAGAGAAATAACGACCTGAGGTCCAATCAGCCGCCGTCGCTGTCCAAACAAAATCCACAGCAGTCATCGTCACTGTACCGCCCGTGCGTGTTGCGTCGTTCTGGATATCGCCGCCTCCCGCTGTGTACCCTGTGCCAGTGATCTGTACCAGGTCCGCTAGCTCATCATCAGTCGTCGGCGCCGGAGCATCCGAGTGAAACGCGATTTTGAAAGTGTCCGTTGTGCCGAATACATCAACGAGCACGTTGGTCTGGAACTCGATAAAGCTTTCGTATTTAACTGCAGCTACCATAGCTGGTCCCTTTCTAGGTTAAGTCAAGTTTGAAGTTTACACCCCCATTTGCCAAAGTGGCATCTGCGGGATTTGGGAATGTGACAGATAAGTTATCACCTGACACGAAGCTGGTAGCTGAAAACCCAACGAACGACGGGATCGTACCAGCAATAGCCCATCGAACAGTTCCAATTGTAGCAGCGTTCTTCTTCACCACCAGATCAGTTTGGGCTGTGGCAGCCACGAGGGCCGCTCCGAGCGAGCCAGAGGCACTAGCAGGGAGAGTGCAACTCTCACCAATGGGCACGAGCACCACCATGCCGTCTGTTGGAATGCCAATAAACGGGATAATGTATCTCTTGCTCTGGGTATTCGGATGAGACCAGTAGGGGAGTGAGGTCCACACCGTCACTCCATCTCCCACCTTCATCTTTATCGCTGCGAGATCATCCGTCTCGTAGCCAATCTCGCCCTTCTTGAGCACCGGATCGCTCACAGCCCAGTTCGCCGCGAGGTCGGATCGCTGTTGCTGCTGCAGTCCAATCGGGTTAACCATTACACTGCCCAGCTCCCCGCATCACCACCAGAAACGTATTGCCACTCATCCAACGCTCGACCACCAGTCAATTCGATCACAATGTCGTCCTCTTGCAACTGAACACCTTCTATGAGATTCAACATGGCATCAAGAATTTCCTTTGTGTCCTTTGCGGAAACGGGAAACCGCACCCCCCTAGCGTAGGTGTGAAGGATCAGCAGTCGTATGTCTTCAACAGTCAACATAATCATTCAGCCGTGTTATAATCCGTTGCTGTCGGGTCCATCATCAAATCCGCTGCAAGCTGGCCGACACTGAGTTTGAACTCTGCCGCACCCAAGTTCGCATCGAGGAGGGCCTTGAGTCGCTCAGTGAATGCCTTGTACTCATCCACCTCGGTTTTATCCTTGTTCCGGGCAAGTTGCGCTTGCGCTTTGGTCAACTCATCAATGGCCTGGCTGAGCAACTGCTTCATCTGCTCTACCTGCTGCTGGAGCTTTTGCTCCTGCTGAGTTGGGCCTTCACCCAGTGCCACAGGTGGGACAAGACGCTTGAGTCTTTCCGCCGCCTGATCCGCATAGGGGAAGTCTGCTGCCTTGAATAACAAGTCCCCTATAATAGCCGCTAGCCCCGGCGCTTGGGTAAGCAGCGTAGTATACGCTTCAAACGCTTCTTCGCGCTGCGTGGCATAGCCAGGGCCAGAATGAGCTTGTACCTGGTAAATTCCAATTTTCGGATTGAGCATTTGCATCGGGACTTCTTGCTCATCGTCCTGCTCCTTGCCAGACGCTTGCGCACTCTGTGGGTTGATTTTCAAGTCGCTGCGCGTGCCATCCTCTGCTAGGATCGCAATGATCCGCGGAGTGTCGTAGATGTGGGGGATTATGTCGAGTAGGATCTTGCCAGTGTATTGCACACCCATTGCGAGGTTGTCGATGAAGTGATACGTCGCGGTGTCACCCTGACGCTGACGCTTGGCGATAGCACTACCGCTGCGCTCATTCCCTTGCTGGCCCATCTGGGCATCAAACTGCCCACTAACCAACATCATCTCTTTCTGCGCCACTTCCATTCCAGTCATAGCCACAGGCGCTGCTACAGGTGGCTCGATCTTATCCGGAGGTGGAAGTGGTGTGCCATCCTCATCTTTATGCTTGTATGGCAGATACGCATAGTTTCGCTTATTTGAGGTTTCCCAAATCTGCTTATATGGCTCCACTGCCTCAGCCGCGGCCACCCACGGAACCTTCGTCTGTAGCGCGCCATACTCCACCGCATTGCTCGACCAGTAGTTATACATCCGCTGCGGGTCTTTCATCGCCCGCGTGTGACCTTTGCGATCGAGCGAGCCATCAATAATGGTCTCCTCGCCGAGGATCTGTACCACTGGGATGTATTTCCCTGGCCAGTCACGCCGCTCTACTACGCGATTGCCGCAGACCATGAACCACTCGACTCTCGTCCGCCGCACTTTGCGAGTCTTGGGATTCGGTGTCTGCTGGAGTAGGGCCATTGAGTCTTGATTGAGTTGGCTCTGCATAATCGTTCCGCCCTGCGGCATCAGCACCAGCACATCATCATAGGTTATCCGACGAAAATACTCCGCCACTCGAATGACCTGCTTGCTATACCAAGTCAGATCCGTGCGATAAGCTGGATCCTGGATGTCTGCCTCACTCACCTGCGGATACTTCGTCTTGAATACCTCCGGCGTCATGTCCTCGAACAAGATTGCCCAGTTCATGTCGCTCTTGTCCATCTCGCGCGCGTCTGGATCGATGAAAACAGTGAGTGGATCGAAGATCTGCTTAATCAAGACCTCCTGATCGAACGAGGAGTCATCTACGTAGTCGGTCACGACTCGCCAGTAGCCCACACCACCCTGGACCTGACAAGTGCTCGCCCGATCATAGGCCGCCTGAGCGTTGCTGCGGTACTCGATTTGCCTGCACAGCCCGCTTAGCGCTTGCGCTGCCTCATAGGTCGCTGCCCCGCCACTCGGAACGATCTTGATCCCCGGCTTGTTCTTCTTCGCATCGTTGATAATGATGAGATTATGCTGACGAGTCTTGTTCACCGTTATCATCGGACGGCGCGCATCAGGCGCCTGTCGCATCTGGATAATGTCTTGTGGCCATTGGTAGTTGTTGTTCGAGTCGCCGTTGGCAAACTTCACATCTTCTTTGAAGAGGTTCCTTGCCTCAGCCTCCCACTGCGAGGCATAAGCGAAGCGATCACGCAATTCCTGCGTGATCTTGCGATCCTCTGCGAGCTGGTCTGGGCTGCGCGGCTCAGTGACAGTGGGATAGGCGCTATCTACAGTCGGGTCAGCCATTTTATCCCATCCATGAGGTATTGTTGTTGCCGTCATGCGGCGTCTGAGTCAGCATCTCTTCTATATACTGCCCCGTTTGCCTCAGCAAACCCTTGATGATGCCCTCGCTATGATCTGTAGGCGCCTCTCGAAACGCTACTCCGAACATGCGAAACGCATCCGCTGCGTGGGAGTGATCGTCATGCACCGGCTCGGTGGAGTACGCTCCAGTGTCGCTGACCTCGTAGCGGTAGTGCTTGAGATGGTTCATCCCAGCGCGGGTTCGCTCAAGATCAAACCAGCACTTGGAGAAGATCGTCCTCGCAGCGGCAATACCATCCTCGCGCTTGATGTTCGGCACGATCTTCACATTGAAGCCATGATCTCGGATCTGCTCCTGCACAGTCCGCTTCATACCCATGATCTTCGCGCGGGCGTCGTGGGGGAGCCAAGCACGATCATAAACATAGCCCTTATTCTGCAGCACCTGTAAATAGTGCTCTGGATCTTTCCCTGTATTCTCATAGAAGTCGATGATGCGGTACTGGAAGCCCACGGCTTGAGCAAACCAAATGCTCGTCTTGTCCCGTTTGCCTAAATCCCAGAACGTACTCACAGGGGCGAGCCGCTCATATGGCACTCGCGTGATTCTGCCCTCGTCCAGAGCCGCGCGGACCTGCTCCGCATAGATGCTGCCTTGAAGCATCTGCTTACAATGGCCCTCCCAAACGTGGAGATACGCATCGTAGTCCTTGCGCTTGAGTTCTTCGAGTTCCCGTCGCAGCACTTGTGGAAACCACGGGTTATCTCGCCAGTTCATTTTAATCACAGTGCTGTCGAGGGGCGGATCGAGCACGAAATGCGTATAGATGTAGTCCGTTTCGTGTTCTGGGTTGAGTGAGAGCCAAATCTCGCTCCCTTCCTTTCGGATAGTCGGGACGATGATCTCCATGGAACTCTTGGTTACTTTCGCTGCTTCTTCAATCCAGCACACGTCCACGCCCTCGTAGGACTTGATCTTCGGCGTGTTGTAGCGAATGCCCTCGAATGAGAAATCAGTTCCAGTGACAGTGGAATAGAGCCGGGCCTTTTCCGGCGTGTAGATCGAGTTCAGCCCCAATTCATCCACCTGCTGCGTTAGCAGCGCATGAACGCTGTCTTGAATGCTGCTCTGCAGCTCACGAGCACAGAGCACTCGCAGCTTGCGCTCGGCACCAATGAGGAGCAGCGCACGAGCAATGCCCCACGACTTTGCTCCACCACGACCACCATAGATTATCTTATACCGCTTTGGCTGGAAGAGTGGCTGGAGCTTTTCCGGAAAGTCAATCTCTGGCGCAGCAGCAATGGGTGCCATCTCATTCATGAGACTACTTGCCCTTCTTCTTCCCAGCCTTGCTCATTGCAATAGCGACAGCTTGCTTTTGCGGTTTGCCGTGAGCCATCTCGGTTTTGATGTTCTGCGAGATGACTTTTGGGCTTGAGCCCTTCTTCAATGGCATTGCAGTCTCCATTCTTGCTCACAAGCCTTGCCTTATATTGTCAAAGACTCCGAGAGGAAGAGCTGAGCACATGAAACGTCTTGGCTCTTCCTCTCGGTCAGCAGCAAGTGGCACCCATTCCACCCGCTACTGGATCGCGTTAGGCGTTGGTCAGGGCGTCACTGATGACCATTCCACCGCTTGGCAGAATCACCGCAAGATACGCGGCCTCCGTGCCGGTGTCGGTCCAGGTCAGATCAATATCGCCGTCGGCCTCGCTAATGGCGAGGAAGAGCTTCTTTGCTACCACCGCAAGCAG